CCGATGACTGCCAAGGATGCTACGCGCTTGATAATCGCAGAACTGACAGGAGGCAAGGATGAATAAAGCGTTTTGGGAGGGGTTTCGAGACGGATATACAAAAACAATCGTTTTCGGTGTGTCATTTGGCCTTGGTTTTGCTGCGGGGCTATTTTGGGGAGTAATGATGTGACATCTTTACAGCCAGAGCGGAGGCTTATGCCGATGAACTGGAGCAGCGACTTGCTAGAGAAGCCCTGACAGGAGACAACACATGATCGACGCGCATGTAAGATGCGAGACAATCTTCGAGCAGAGAGGAGCCAAGAATGAAAGGTCTTAACGACATCACACTACAAGCCGATACGATTGGCATCAACCTTGTCGGTCTCACCAATGATGGTCCGATCCACATGGGGTGCATCACTTGGCAGGAGGTTCACAAGCACCTGAAATACTATAACGTCAGAGAAAAGGTGATGGGTGATATGACTACAGTAGGACAGGAGTGGGAATTTGCACATTGGCGCTGAGGTAAGCCACCAGAAGTGTCCATTCACTGATTGTGGCTCCTCTGATGCTTTCTCCTACAACAGCGAGAAGGGCATAGGGTTCTGTCATTCTTGCGGTATGGCATACCCTCACAAGGGAATGAGGACTTACGATTGGTCACAACAGGAGTATCCATTGATGGACCAAAAGACACCACTACGACTTGTTAACGACACCCCTGAGGTGGAAAATGGAGAGGAGATCACACCAGATGGCTACAGAGGCATCAGCAAAAAGACCCGAGAGTTCTACCGATCCACTGGCATCATCCGAGATGGAGACCTCTCAAGCATCATCTACCGATACCCCAATGGCTCTGTCAAGTATCGCAATCTACCAAAGACCTTTAGCACGAGTGGTGGCTTTCGGTCTGATAGCCTCTTCGGTATGGACAGGTTTCCTGCTGGCTCTGCTCAAGCCGTAACGATCACCGAAGGTGAAGAAGACGCTATGGCAGCGTATCAGATGCACGGGTCCAAGTATCCTGTTGTATCTCTTCCCTCTGCCACCCCTTCGAGGAAATTGCTGGAGAACTGCAAAGACTGGCTGGGGTCATTCGACAAGATTTATCTGTCCATCGACACGGATGACAAGGCAGAGAACTTTGCGATTGCCCTGCTCAACCTCTTTCCCGGCAAGGTCTACAGGGTTCCTCATGGGCAATACAAAGATGCCAACGAGTTCCTCATGGCGGGCAAGCAGAGGGAGTATGTGGCCGCATGGTGGTCTTCCAAGCTGTTCACCCCTCACAACATCTATGCCACCACAGACGACTTCCTAGGGCTTCTGAGGGACACTCCTGACCATGCCTATATCCCTACTGGCATCGAGGCTCTGGACGACAAGATACTCGGTCTGATGCAAGGGCACTTCACTGTCATCAAGGCACCTACAGGGATCGGTAAATCGGAGTTCATGCGTCATCTCGAATACAATCTTGTCGCTAACCACCCGGATGTTCCTTTTGCTGTGTGGCATCTCGAAGAGACCAAACTCCGCAGCCTTCTCGGGATCGTGTCTTATGTGCTGCATGACAACTTGACGCGGAAAGACTTGATCGAGGAGAAGGGCAAGACCCCTGAGGTGGAAAAGGCTATCGAGCAGATCACCAAGTCTGGTTATATGCAATTCCATCTGAGGGAAGAGGATGGTGCAGATGAACTGGTCAATCAAATCCGAGTGCTTACCCAAGTCTACGGGTGCAAGTATGTCTTCTTCGAGCCTATCCAAGATGTCATCACTGTGTCCGACGACAAACAAAAGGAAGCCGTCCTAGCTGATCTGTCTGTCAGGTTGTCCAAACTCTCTGCCGATCTTGGTGTTGGTATTGTTACAATCGCTCACACAAACGAGAACGGTGATCCGAAGTATTGCAAGATGATTGGACAACGAGCCTCAGTCATCATCAATCTGGATCGAGACAAGGAAGCGCCTGACTTGATTGATCGTAATACAACAAAGATCACTGTCCAGAAGAACAGACCCTGTGGACTTGAAGGCGCAGCAGGAGAACTTATCTTCGATCTGGATACCTTCACACTGAGCGAGAAGAAGGAGACCTTCTAATGGTAGAGTTTGACAAATGGGTTGCAGAACCTCACGGATATGACCACAACCCCAGAATCTTCGAGATACAATATGACCTCAAACAGTCGGAAGGTAAGACACTCAGAGAGTGGCTCAAAGAAGCCTACATGGCTGGATATCTTGAAGGCCAACGATCCTTGCGATGATGTGACACACTGGATAGGGAGTATATGATGCCAGTCTTCGACATAGAAACTGACAACCTGCTTGAAGACGCCACTCGTATCCATGTCGTGTCCTATTCGACACCGGATGGCGTCAAGAGTATCACTGACTACGAGGAAATGAGGGAGTGGTTTCTGTGTCAAGATGTCCTGATCGGGCATAATATCTATCGCTTCGACATCCCTGTAGTGGAAAAGCTGCTCCGCATCAAGATCAGGGCTAAATTGATCGACACTCTGGCCCTGTCTTGGTATCTCAACTTCGACCGAGTGAGGCACGGCCTTGAATGGTATGGGGTAGACTATGGCATCCCGAAGCCAAAGATTGACGATTGGCAGAACCTGACCATCGAACAATACTGCCATCGCTGCGAAGAAGATGTCAAGATCAACCAAAAGTTGTGGGGAGACCTACAGCGCAAACTTGACATACTCTACCCTGACGAGAGTGAGAAAGACCGTTTTGTATCCTATCTCATGTTCAAGATGGAGTGTGCAGCAGAACAAGAACGTGTCGGTTGGAGGCTTGATGTAGAGAAGGCACAAAGGCACCATGACGAGTTGCTCCAACTCAAGTCCGAGAAGGAAGCAGAACTGGTCAAGGCTATGCCCAAGGTTCCTGTCTACAAGGAATACAGCAAGCCCAAGATCATGTTCAAGAAGGATGGCAGTATCTCTGCACTAGGCAAGACTTGGCTGGACCGTCTTGTTGAGGCCAAGATGCCACATGATACCAAAGGCCCTATCAGGGTGTTGGATAGCTATGAAGATGGCAACCCCAATAGTCCTGAGCAGGTCAAGCAATGGCTCTATGGGCTTGGCTGGAAGCCTCAGACGTTCAAGTATGTAAAGGAGGATGATGGGTCTGAACGGGCAATACCTCAAGTCCACGATGATGGGGAACTCTGTGAGTCTGTCAAGGAACTTGCCGAGAAAGACCCTGCCATCGAAGTTCTTGAGGGCTTGAGTGTCATCAATCATCGCCTTGGCATATTCCGATCTTTCTTGGTGTGCCACCGAGGCGGTTGGCTAAAGGCTGAGATAAATGGCCTGACCAATACTCTGCGGTTCAAGCACTCCAAGCCTCTGGTCAATCTCCCCGGTGTTCATCAGCCTTGGGGTAAGGAGATCAGGGGGTGTCTGATAGCCCCGGATGACAATCAGGTGCTTTTGGGCACAGATATGGTCAGTCTAGAGGACAACACTAAGCGCCACTACATGCAGCCTCTGGACCCCAAATATGTCGAGGAGATGAGCCAAGAGGGTTTCGATCCTCATCTAAACCTTGCTCTGTTTGCTGGTGTTGTAACTCAAGAACAGATCGACCAGCACAATAGAGGTGAGATCAGCCTCAAGGACATCAGGAAGAAATACAAGGCTGCTAACTATTCCTGCATCTATGGGGTAGGAGCACCTAAACTGGCTAGAACACTGGGCATCCCAAAGAAGGAAGCAGAACAACTGATCGAGGCTTACTGGAAGCGGAACTGGGCAATCAAGCGTGTGTCCGAGACGCAGAAGATCAAGGTGACTGGCCCCTATATGTGGCTCAAGAACCCTGTCTCTGGCTTCTGGCACAACCTGAGGGCTGAGAAGGATGCTTTCAGCACACTCAATCAATCTACTGGTGTGTTCTGCTTTGATACTTGGGTTGCCTTCTGCCGAAAGGCTGGACTACAAAACTGCGGACAATTCCATGATGAGACAATCTCTCCAGTGGAAAAGGGCAAAGAAGAATGGGCTATGGAAATCCAGAAGCAAGCCATCGCCAAGACTAACATGAAGCTGAAACTGAATATCCAGTTGGATGTGTCACCGCAATGTGGTGTAAACTATGCGGAAATCCATTGACCTTGACAACGAATCAGTAGTGACTATATAGACAACTCTGCAACAAAGGAGCGGCCCCGACATGGCTAACAATAAATCCAAGAGTGTGATCGTTGATGCGATCCTCTACTACGCCAAAGTCTTCGAACAGAACCGTGACATGGGAAATGAGCATGTCGATCTGTCCGAGACGGAAGGTATGTATAAGGTTGATCTTCTCCTTGATGCTGAGGCGGTCAAGAAGCTGGAAGACGCAGGGATGCCCAAGAAGTTTGGTGCCTTCCCCACCTACAAAGATGCCGAGCATGAAGGTGTCAAATACAAGAAGTATACCGCCAAGCGTCCTCACCGTAGCAAATACCTGACGGATGAAGCTGGTGATCGTCGTGTGATGGGACCGCCGGTGGTCTTCGACTTCAATGCCTATCAGGAAGCCTATAAGGCCGCTGGAGGGCAGGGTAAGGCAGATGAGCACATCACCCCTCTCACAATCAATGATGGCCTCATTGGCAACGGCACGAAGGCTAAGGTGCGTCTCAACATCTACAAAGGCACCAAGGCTACCATCGTGACCCTTGAGCGGATCGGGATCACCGATCTTGTGGTATATGAATCTGCTGGCAACTCGGAGTGGTTCTGATGGAGCGTTACGCACTTAACTATTGCTCTGATGAGAGCAACCAGACTGTCATCATCGAAAAGAACTTCCCTGATGGGTCCAATCTGGAAAACATGATGCAACTCTTCGCAGACTTTCTTGTGGCGTCTGGATACACATATGTCCGAAATGTCGGTTGTGTAGACAACGAAGGCAAGGAGACTTGGGGTCCATACTGAGGAGACAGGCAATGATCGAAGTGTCTTACATCGACCACATGGGGTCTGATCTCAGTGTGGTGAATGCTGCTCGGGTCTCGTTTGGCAAAGAGAGTGAAGCACTGGAATGGCAATATCTGGAACTTCGTGGTTACTCTGGTGATCTTGTTGCAGTGCTGAACGAGAAGGATCAAAAGCTGATCCAATACCTAGCCAAGCACGAACACTATAGCCCCTTCGGTCATTGCTTTGCTTCCTTCCATGTGAAGGCACCTATCTTCGTTGCCCGCCAACTGGTGAAGCACAAGTTCCTACGATGGAATGAGATCAGTAGGCGGTATGTTGATGATGAGCCTGAGTTCTATGTGCCTGATGTGTGGAGAGGCCGTAGCAAGGACAAGAAGCAGGGTAGTTCTGATGAGTTTGTGTTCAGTGAAGCTACCCTTGTGCGGACAGACTATGATGAATGGAATGGGCCAAGTTACCGTGAACTTAACGATATTGCTCTGGAGGTTTACAACGATCTTCTCAAAGACGGTGTAGCACCCGAGCAAGCACGAATGGTGTTGCCCCAAAGCACCATGACTGAGT